GTGAGACTCACCGTACACCGGTAGACAGACTTGAAGAAATTTTCGTTGAGGACTTCGTCGTAGACCCGAAATATTACGTTGAATCCGGGGATGTCGGAGGTTATCTGGTTCAATGTGGCATCTCTGAGATCAATACAGAGTGGAGCAGAGCGTTTCATCATTTCGCTACACCCCAAGGAATCAAGCTTACTGACCCCGTTGAAATTTTAAACACATTCAACCTAGGGCACTTAAGCGATCAGAGGGAATATATTCCCAAGGACTATCCCTTAAGCGGAGCCGAATTGTACACGCCAGTTCACAATATTTGCAAAATCGTGGAACCATACACGTTTGATCACAAACACGCCACGACCTTGATTTGCGCTATCACCAATAGACACTTGGCTAGCACCAATGCACCCTCGACGGAAACTCTTTCTGACTTCGCACAATTTGTCAGGAATGACATGATCATGCGCAAAGAACTATTCGGATATCCAGATTTCGTTGTGCAGAGTCCAAAAGATTGGTGCGCCGATAAGAAAGCGTGGCCTGAAAACAAAAAGAAAAGATACGAAGACTATATTACAATGGTCATGAACGTTGGGCATTTCTTGGGCTACGGACACCCTAATTTTACGGCGATGGTGAAGAGTGGCGAGTTCAATTACTCGACCAGCCCCGAAGTTTTTAGCGCTAGGGCCCGATTGATTTGGGATCCCGAGGACCGCATGATGTTCGTTGCGTGGTGTCAACAATATTTTATAGCAGTCGCCAAACACTGGTATAAAGAATTCATCCACGCCATGAATTCCAAAAAACTGGCAGACAAAATAAACGACTTTTTCTCAGATAAAGTCGTGGACGATTGGGTCAGGACGTCCTGGGACGGTTCCGCGCACGACTCCAACCAGCACGTAGAACTCATGAGGATAGTGGACGACGGCTTCATGGACTCGGTTTTTCCAAAGTTTCTCGAACTGTTTCCCATTTCCAACAGACTAGCATACGAAGTCCTGGATATATTGAAAGACCACGTAGCAAATCTACATGTAACGTTAGAGAAGCGATACATAGGGAAATTCGTACTGCAAGGAACGACATTTAGCGGACATCCCACCAAGACCACTTTGGGGAATACACTAAGAGTTATTTATTATGGTCTATATACAGCAGCG